ATGGGACGATTAAGGCTACTACTGTAAAGGTAGATGAACAAGTACCAGCTTGGATATGGTTACTTATGGTTCTAGGCTGGTTACTTCCTAGCCCTCAAGAGATTTGGAAGGGCTTAGGTACACTAATGATTAACATTAAGAAATATTTTACTTAGAACACTTGACAAATTACTACTTTTGTGGTATAATATATACATAAGTGTTGTATAAATGCAACAAATATTAGGAGCAGATTAAATGACATATAGAGGGATTATCAATTCAGTGTTACGTAGACTCAGAGAAGACACAATCTCTTCGGATTGGTCAGGTGACATTAATGACTCTACATTAACTCCATATCAGAAACTAATCGGTGAATTAGTGAATGATGCTAAACAGAATGTAGAGAGCTATCACGACTGGAATGCACTGAGAGAGACATTTAACGTACGTCTTAAGACTGGTAATATGCAGTACACATTAGGAGACGCTCTACGAGGCGCAGGTGTATCATTTAAGGTAATAGACGTAATCAATCAAAACACAGGTAATACTCTTAAGCAAGTACCTAATGATTGGATTAATGAACAAGTATTTCCATTAGCACAAGCTGGTTCAGGAGAGCCTACCACTTACGCCTTCAATGGTGTATCTCAGGCAGGCGCTAATAGAGAACCAGATTTCAATATTGATTTCTATCCTATCCCTAGTTCAACTGAGAATAATCAAATTGTATCAGTAAACATCGTAGGTGCTCAAGATGACTTAAATACAGCTAGTGAGGTACTAAGAGTTCCTTCTCAACCTGTAATCTTGGGTGCTTGGGCTAGAGCTATCGCTGAGCGAGGTGAAGATGGTGGTACACAGTATTCATCAGTAGCTGCAGAAGCTAGAGACTCTTTATTACAAGCAGTACAATTAGATGCTGGTAACTTTGAATACGAGAGAGACTGGTATGCTAACTAATAAGCGCCTTCAGGCTGCAGTATTAGATACAGTAGGTATTAACGGGCTAGATACTCAGACACATCCTACAGCACTTGACCCTGAGTGGTTCACTAAGGCTGATAATATTGTCTATACTGAAGGTGGTAAAGTTACCTTCCGTAAAGGTGTGAAACAGATGACTACTAACCAAGATGAGCAACAGACTCCTGCTGAGACAGTAGAGCCTATTGGTGCTCTAGTAGAACATAAGCTCTCAGGTAAAGTCTTTGCTTCAGCTAATGGATATTTATACGAGATTGACTTAACTAATAAAGATGATGCTTTTCTCAATCGTTTTGACACAGGCTCAGGTGCTCCTAATTGGGAGTTCATTGAATATGATGATGAAATCTATTGTTTCCAGAGAGGCTCTACTCCTGTAGAATATGATAACACAACAGGATGGGCTTTAGTGGCTAGTAAGCCTGCTGGTGTGACTACATTTGACCCTAACTGTGGTCTAGGTCATTATGGTAGAGTATGGGCTGGTGGTTTATCTGAAGATAAGAATGTTCTATATTATACACAACTAGAAACTCCTCAAGGATGGTCTACTGGTGATGCTGGTTATATTGACCTTAAGTTTGTTTGGGGTGGTGATGAAATCGTAGCCTTACACGCCTTTGGTGGTAAGCTAGTAGTCTTTGGTAGACAGAACATCGCTATCTACAATGACCCTTGGGATGTAGCTAATATGTACTTAGATGAGGTAATCGAGGGAGTCGGTTGTGTATCTCGAGATTCAATTCAGGCTATCGGTAACGATTTATTCTTTGTCTCTGACACAGGTGTTCGTTCACTACAACGTACTGCTTTAGTTAATAATGATAAGTTACCTCTACAAGAGATTTCACTAGCTGTTAAAGATGAGATGATTTCTCATATTAGTAACAGTACAAATATTAAGTCAGTATTCGTTATCGATGAAGGTTTATATGTTGTTTCATTTGTAGACCTAAACGTAACTTACGTCCTAGATATTACGTATAAGACACCTAGAGGCACTCCACGTATCACTAAGTGGCATTTTGAAGGGGATAGACACCCTAAAGCTATGGCTTACTCAGAAGGATATGGTCTTCTCTTCGGTCAGCAGTCTGGTAATGTTTGTTCTTACGAAGGATACCACGATGTGGACTACGAAGGCTCTAATGTATATACTTATCATCCTTTCACTGGTTCATTCTCTACTGTCTGGATTGACTTAGGACAGGGCTACTTATCATCTATCTTAAAGAAGATGTCTTTCGTAGTCTCTGGCGGTCAAGGTACAGATATAGGTATGAGAACCTATAAGGACTTCGAGTTAACCCCAGCTACTTCAGCTACATTTAAGATGAATCCTGCGGTATCTGGTACTGAGTACAAATGGGGTGGAAGTACTTCACTCTTCGGTGCAGCTAAGTATGCTCCAATCTATGGTCTTAAAGAAGTAGGTCTTCAGTTAGCTGGTGACGCTAAATACTTAAGATTTGAGATGGATGGCGTAACTAACGGTTATAAGGCTTCTTTACAGTCAATTACTTTATTCTACAAACAAGGAAAGCAATACTAAAATGTCAAATTATAATATACAAGTAAACTGGTCTGGTAAAGATGCACTTCTGGACACAGACCCAGCTAAGGTAATCTCAGGTACAGACTTTAACACTGAGTTTGTAGCGGTGAGAACAGCAACTAACTCTAAGGCAGACCTAAATGGTGATGCAGCAGAGAACTTCACGTGTAACCTCTTAACAGCTGATTCAGCCATTATTGATGGTCAGTCGCCTGCTTTATTAGGTACAGCACAAACGTTCACTAAAGCTCATCCTACGGCTTCTGAGGCTCTCTCTATGACGGCTGACCAGACAGCTAATCTATTGAATACAAATGTATTCGTAGTAGATATTACTGCTACTGGTTTCACCTTAGACACTTCTAATCAGACTTCAGGTGTCACATCTAAGTTCATCATTAAGAACCAAGGTGCTTACACTTTAACATTAGGTTCAGAGTTCTACTTACCTGGAGGTGCTACTTATACTGCTACTTCAGGTTCTGGCTCTGTAGATGTACTTAACTGTGTATCTGATGGTACTTCAATGTTCTGTACTGTAGACTACGACTTCTAAGGCAGCTATGGGATTCTTTACATCAGACTTTAAATTAGCAGAGGAGACAGCAGACCCTAAAGTCTCTCAGTCGTATCAACCTACTGCTGCAGTGTCACCTTTGTCTGCTTCTAGGGCTGTTACAGGAGACCCTCTATCACAATTCGCACAGCAGCTCTCTGGTGGCGGAGGAGGCACTTCAGGTTATGGCTGGGGAGCGGGTACGGATGCTTCACTGACAGGCACAGGTGCTCTAAGTAATAGTATGATTAGTGGTTTTACTTCTGGCACTGGAGGCTTCGGTTTCCCTGAGCCTAGTACAAATCCTATTACGGAAAGAGGAGTAGATACTCTTACTGGCTATACTTCAAGTGAAGGTGACAGTAGTGTTACTGGAATGGAAGGTAGCGGTACTTCTGCTCAGGCTCCTACTCTAGCTGATTATCAGAACTACTTAGAGTATAGAGACTACTATCAGTTTGGATTAGGTATGCTAGGAGGTATGACAGGTATTCCAGGTGCTAGTTCAGGCTTAGGTGTAGCTGCGGATTTAAACTATGGTATTAACCCTACAGGTATCGGTACTATGTTTATGGATAAGTACACAGTACAAGGTGGTCCTGGTTCTAGTGGTGAGTACACGGGTGGAGTTATGTCTCCTTCTGAGCAGAGAGACCAACTGATTACTCAAGCTGCTTTCGATGAACTCCCTGACTCAACTAAGTTATTCGGTGGTTTCTTTGATTGGTCTGGGACTAATGTTCCTGCTTATGACCCTGATTTGGATTTATCTATTGGTCCTTGGCAAGATATGATAATGACTTATCCTAAAGAGCCTGTGCCTCCTACACAAGAGTATGTAATTGAAGACCCTAAAGATATGCAAGTAGATAATATTGCTGGTGGTTATACTTGGGATTCAGACCTAGGTACTGTAGAAGAGATGCAAGAAGAGACTGGCTTAGGTACTTCAGAGTGGGACACTTCACATTCAGACTTCTCTTGGGGTGATTCTTCTGATGCTGGTGATGGCACTACTGATGCTAGCGATGACCCTGGTGGGGATGATGATGATGCAGGAGGCTGGTCATTTAGTGATGATGACTCA